GTACAAGTCTGTAGAAAGAGAATATCGCAAGCAGCGAACAATTGGATTTGTAGAAGTTAACTATGACAAAGATCTTTTAGACAATGATGTGGCAGATGCAATAGGTATAGGACACTATGCAATCAATAATTGGGAAAGGTTAAATTGACAGGATGAGTGATGGCTGCTAAACTGTATATGAACCAAGCGTGGCTAAGAAAGCGGTATCAGCTAGATCGCAAATCGCCACAAGATATTGCAAAAGAGTGTGGGGTAAGCGTAGAAACTATTTATGTTTATTTAGCTAAATTTGGATTAAGGAAATCAAAGCGTTGAAAATCATTAAACATTTTATTAAAGTGGCAAAGATGCAGTTTAGAAAGTTTGCTTGCAAGCATGAACAGACTCATGAGGCATCTTGCCCCTTCACGGGTATGACGTACATCAATTGTGCATGGTGCGGGAAGAGACTGGAGGTAGTACCAAGTGAGAAAATATTCTAGCCAAGAACACCTGTCGTTTGACGACATTCTTTTAGTGCCACAGCATTCTAGCATCGCTAGTCGTAAAGATGTAAGTACTAAAACTATTTTGGGCAAGGGTAAGACATCGTTTGGACTATCTGTGCCCGTCATTGCGGCTCCTATGGACACTGTGTGCGAGTGGGAAATGGCTGTGGGTATTCGTAAGGCTGGTGGCGTTGGAACGCTGCACCGCTACATGCCCATTGAAGAGCAAGCTCGACACATCAAAATGGCAAAAGCAAATGGAGCAATTGCTGGAGGATCTGTTGGCGCAGTCGGACAGTTTGAGTATGATGCTGCAGTGCTGGTAGAGTCTGGTGCAATCTTTATTCTAATTGATGTTGCCAATGGGCACAGCGATCATGCTGTCGAAGCAACAAAACGACTGCGCAGAATGATGGGCAACGATGTTCACATTATGGCTGGCAATGTTGCTACTTGGGAGGGGTACGCTAGACTGGCAGACGCTGGAGCTAACTCCGTAAGGGTAGGCATTGGTGGTGGATCAGCCTGCACGACTCGTGTAGTAACAGGTCACGGCGTTCCTACTTTAGCTTCTATTATGGATATTAGAAATAACTTTAGGTATGAAGATGGCCCAGATATTATTGCAGATGGTGGCATTCGTAATTCAGGAGATGCCGCCAAAGCTCTTGCCGCTGGTGCAAAGGCCGTCATGCTTGGTCGTATGCTTGCTGGCACCAAAGAGTCTCCAGGAGAAATTGCAAACGGTCGTAAAGTTTTTAGGGGCATGGCATCTGCAGAAGCTCAGCACGAGGGACGGGGTACGGTCTCTGGGGTAGAAGGAATTGCCACCACAGTACCCTTTATCGGATCTGTAGAAGACGTTGTGCAAGACCTAGCTGCTGGCCTAAGAAGTGCTATGTCATATACGGGGGTAGATAATCTTGTTGACTTCTATCACCAGAGCGTGTATAATAGAGTATCGAGTAATTCACTAAACGAAACAAAACCTCACGCTAAGGAGTAATATGCCTCGTCGTAGAAAAGTTGCGGCTAAATCAAGTATCTGGGGTAACCACAAATACTGAGACTGGTGCAAGCTGGGTTGACTGTCACGAAATTTTTAGAGGCAAGGCTCAGCAGTTTAGGGCATTTAAACAGGATCGTATTAAGCGTGTGCCCCAAAGGGGAAGGCGAGCAAAGCGTGTCAGCAAGTCCTGAGGATAAGGTTACACAGCATTTAGATACTGTTAACAGGGTTGTAGGAGAATATCTTAAGGGCAGTGACCCAACAAAGATTTCTAAAGAATTGTCTATTCCCCGTAGACAGGTTGTAGAGTATCTCAGTGAGTGGAAGCAGATGGCTTCTGCCAACGATACCATTCGTGCCAGAGCAAGAGAGGCATTGGCAGCTGCAGACGAACACTATGGTAGATTGATTTCTAAATCATACGAAGTCATTGACGATGCCGACACCAACGGAGATCTTAGATCTAAGGCTGGAGCCATTAAACTGGTCATGGATATTGAATCTAAGCGTATTGAAATGCTACAGAAGGCTGGCCTTCTAGAAAATAAAGAGCTTGCAGAAGAAATGATGGAGATTGAGCGTAAGCAAGATATCCTAAAACAAATACTTATGGACATTGCTAGCGAACATCCAGAAATCAGAGACAAGATTATGAAGAGACTATCTGAAGTGGCAAACGAAGGAGAAACCATCACGGTGGTCCACGATGTTTGATGATTTTCTTGAAGTACTCGCAGACAGCCCTTTTGAAGAGCAGCCAGTAGACGTAATCACTTTTGTCGAAAGCGAAGACTTTTTAGGTCAGCCAGCACTATCTGAAATTCAGTATGACATCGTTCGTGCTATGAGTCAGGTTTATAAAGAAAAAGATCTAAGAGATCTTATGGGCGACGAGGGTGGTAGGTACTACAAAAAATACACAAAGAATGAAGTAATACTACAGCTAGGTAAGGGTAGTGGTAAAGACTTCGTGTCTACCGTAGCGGTAGCATTTATAGTATACAAGCTATTATGCCTTAAAGATCCTGCCAGATATTACGGCAAGCCCACAGGCGATGCTATTGATATTATTAATGTTGCCATCAACGCACAGCAGGCCAAGAATGTTTTCTTTAAGGGTCTTAAAACTAAGATTGAAAAATCACCCTGGTTTGCTGGCAAGTACTATGCCAAAATGGATTCCATCGAGTTTGATAAATCTATTACTGTTTATTCTGGTCACTCAGAGCGTGAGTCACACGAGGGGCTAAACCTTATGGTAGCAGTACTAGATGAGATTTCCGGTTTTGCTAACGAGGTGGGCACAGGAAATGATCAGGGCAAGACCGCAGACAATATCTACAAGGCCTTCCGCGGTACGGTAGATTCTCGATTCCCAGATCTGGGGAAGGTTGCACTGCTTTCATTCCCACGTTATCCAGGAGACTTTATTTCAAGCAAATATGATGACTGCATCTTAGAAAAAGAAGTTATCGAGCGCACACATAAATATATTATGAATCCAGACTTGGGTGAGGATGCACCAGGAAACACGCTAGAAATTTCTTGGGACGAAGACCACATTATTTCTTACAAGTATCCCAATACTTTTGCTCTTAAGAGACCTACGTGGGAAGTAAACCCTACCAGAGGCATTGAGGATTTTAAGCTCCCATTTTTTACAGATATGGGAGACGCAATGATGCGATTTGCTTGTGTTCCTACCTTTGCTTCCGACGCCTTCTTTAAGCAACAAGAAAAAGTTAGACAGTGCATGACTATTCGTAACCCGCTCGATAACTTTAGAAGGTTTGACGAAAGCTTTAAGCCCGACCCAGATACTAAATACTTTGTTCATGCTGACCTTGCTCAGCAGCATGACAAATGTGCAGTGGCAATTGCCCACGTAGACAAGTGGGTACAGATGCAGGTTCTTAAAGACTACGAGCAGGTTGTTCCCGTTGTAGTGGTAGACGCAGTGGCCTGGTGGGAGCCAAGGGTAGAGGGTCCTGTTAACTTGTCAGAGGTCAAACAGTGGATTCAAAATCTACGCAGACTCGGATTTGATCTTGGCATGGTGTCCTTTGACCGTTGGCAATCGTTTGACATTCAAAACGAGCTGAAGGCCGTGGGGATTAGAACAGAGACTACGTCGGTTGCTAAGAAGCACTATGAAGATATGGCAATGCTTGTGTACGAAGACAGATTGGCAATGCCGTCGATTGAACTCTTATTCGAAGAGCTAACTCAGCTTAAAATTATGAAGGGCAACAAGGTTGACCACCCTCGTAAAAAATCTAAAGACCTTGCCGATGCTGTCTGCGGTGCTATCTTTGGTGCTATTTCGCACACACCCCGCGACAACTTTGGCGAGGTAGAGGTTCACACCTTTAGAGACAGACCAAAACGCGATGTTGCAGATCTCCCAGACAATGTGATAAACTATAAGCCTAAAGAAATGACCGATGAGGTACGAGACTATCTTGATCAGTTTAAAATGATCTAGATATTGGGTATATTTTAAGGTTTGTCCACTAGTTTTTGTGTAAAGGGAGAGTATAATTGTTACCTA